ATATTCATTACATTCAATAACTGTACCGCACAGGCAATGTTAACTACAATATTATCAGGAGTGTCATCTAAACGTTCTAAGTTGGCAACAACATCAGCCCACTTGCTGGGATAGCGTATATAATCATTACGGTCTCCTACAGCATCGACACTAAAATTAAATTTTACCTGTTTGAAATGTTTCCATAATTCGAATAATTTTTCCGGAAGCTCTAATCCGTTAGAGTTGTAGCGTAGCACACACAATCTAGCCGCACCAGTCTCTACCATAAATTCTAAAATCTTATAGTGTTCGGGAATTAGTAATGGTTCCCCTCCAGCAAAATACAATTCGCGAATGTTGTATGCCTGTGAGCGCATATCGTTAAGGAAGCTGCCCTTCTTGTACCATGTATAATCAAACTCACTATCCCATTGTTGATCTTGTTTTAGTTCGACAGTCTTATACTTAGGATACTGTAGTTTCCATTCCTTAATCCAACTACTGCTATCATGCGGACTACACATAATACATTTGAGTTGGCAAAGATTTCCCAGTCGTAGGTCGAAGTATGGGATATCAATAGGTAAACTTCCATCTTCCCCTGTAGTATCTATAATAGTTGCTATATCTAATCTTTCATTCCATATCGAGGATTCCCACTGACGTTTACTTACGATACCTTTTGACTCTTCTTCAAAACATTTAGTACAACTAGGAGGGACTTTGCCTTCTAACATTTGAAGACGCACAGTTTTCATATAGTTACTATTCCAAACTTCTGATATAGTGTTATACTGTAAATTCATCACCTGGCCATTTTGTTTTACAAGTCCAGCATCCTTAACATCGTCTACTCCAGCACCGGATGCGTTAGCTGTACAGCATAAGCGAACATCACCATTTGGGCGTGTTGCGAGATGTATCCAAGGTAATGGGCAAAACGTACTATTCATAAAATAATTGATTCCTGCAATAACTTAAAATCTTCAATCGTTTTAGCTTTAGGTACACACATTCCACATCCGCATCTAGTATTAGGGCATACTATAGATTTAATTTCAGGCTGTGATAATCTTTCTCTTAGATCGCTTAACATTTTATCATCGTTAATTAAATTTCCTATTGGACCAGTTGTGTTGTCATAAAATGCTTTACAAGTTTGATGGTGGTAAACATTCTGTGTTTCCTGATCAATATACAAAAAGAACCAGTCTACCATACAATGCCAATCAGTAAACTGTGTATCTATTAATTTAATTGGTTGCCAGGCCCCGTCAACCTTACCTTCTAGCGGAATATTGCCACAACATTTTCTACCTAGTTGATTGCCTTCTGATACATCTTTTGGAATCTCTTTGAGCCCCATCTCTTTCCAAAACCAACTTTGCTGTTCGATGGTGTACTCGTGCGATGTTCTCCTGTTGGTACCATCACTGTCTATAAACCATCCTTTTCTTACGATACTTCCATCACCTATAGGCCTTGGATTACAAACGATACCTTGAGCTTTAAGCCTATTATAAACTTCTACAGTCTCATCCCAATAATCGACATGTAACATAACATTTACCTGTAAATTTATATCTGTCTTTGATAACTCTTCTATATTCCTAACAACATTGTCCTTAAGCTGTTTGGCTGCTTCGGCATGATAGCTAACTGTTACTCCTCCAAAATTGTCAATAATCTTTTTAGAGTACTTTTTATCCCATGCGCCGTTGGTTGTTAAACTTAGATAATGATCTTCTGGAAAGGATTTAATGTAATCAATCAATTTCCAGAAATTGGGATTAGCAGTTGGTTCGCCGCCAGTAAATGATATTCCTGGATTACTTGGACTTTTCCTTCTTGTATTATAGATACCCGCCCAGGATTTGATAAAATCAAACGTTTTCTTAAATTCTTCAAACGGCTTTGGTTTACTAAAATTGTTATGTCGTGTTGCTTCGCAATATGTACAGTCGTAGTTACATCTTCTACCTGTGTCCCATACTACAGAAAGTCTCGGTTCGTAAACCGTTTTAATTGCTGTAGTTTTGATCATAAAATATTTCTTTCAATAAATTGGTCGATTGGTTTGCTTAAAGCATTAACCCCGCAGGTCCTAGCACAAGTTACCATCTTAGGATCTGTCCAATATTTCTCCCAGACATTTTGGTAAGTATCGGAATCTACTATAGATTTAATACTGTGATAATTTGTGTCAATATTGTTCACGCCGCCAAAATCTTCGATCATATTATCAAACTGTTTGTTTATCACTTGTCTAACTTCTAACATGTCTGATCCTTCTTCATGATAGTTATAAGGTGTAATGGCTAGCCAGCAACACGGAAACAGTCTTCCGTAGGCATCGATGTATACTTCTTTATTTTTTTGTGATTGACAGCTGATAGTACTAGATGCCACTATTTGTTCGTAATTTTTAAGAACTTTACGGTCGACGAAAACGATTTTACTTTCGTCTGCTTTCTCGAGATAATGTGTAACATCTCCGTTTTTGTTAAGTACAGGAAATTTGCTATCTAATAAAAATCTTCCGCTGTCTTTCATAACAAATCGCTGGAACCCTATGTTAGTAGCAAAGGTTTTTGCTTCTTCAACTTCGTGGGCATTATGTTTAAATCTAATGAATGCCCATTCTGCCAATCCCCCTGCTTTGATAAACGCTTTAGCATTCTTTATAATCTTATTAAAATCTGTTCCTATTCTATATAAATTATGTGTTTCGGCAAGTCCGTCGATTCCAAAAATTAACAAGTGATTAATTGGCATCGCCTTGGCTAATTGTTCCCACCATTCTGTGCTTCTAATACTACCGTTGGTGTGTACTCTAATCTCAATAGTTGGTTTAATAACAACAGCAAACTCTATCATTGCTATTAGATCGTTGTTTAACAAAGGATCACCAAAGTTTCCACAAAAGTACAAAGAATCTATCTGTGTTAATACTTCTTCGTTGATGATGCTTTTAAAATATTCTAATGTCCAATCCTTAATTTTAATTAACGGATTGTCAATTCCCCCGTGATAGTTTCGACTACACATAGGACAACTGGCTTGGCAGTTGTTTGTTATCTCTAAATGTATCTGACGCAGTTCATTAAACTTAAACATTCGAGTACCCTATTATCATATATCTCGTATATAATGGTAAAGATAATTCTCCCGCCCACATTACGTTAATATTAGATTGATTTTTGAAATCATCTAAATCCTTTGCTGTGCGAATATGCTCGGGTATATCGTAGTTGTTGCTTTGTAAAATTAATAGACTATCGTTCGACAGTTGACTTAGCCATAAGTCGTATTGATCTTGTGTAATGTGTTCACAACTGGTATTAATAATAATATCTGCATCACTAGCTATTTCGCACATATCCGATGTTAGGGCCTGGAATCTCCCGACCATTTCTTCCTTCTTGTTCATCGTGGTAGCAATTGATTCACACCCCGGATCTATGTCGATACTGCGTATGTTTGTTACTGGAATCGAACTTTGAAATAGCATACTGGCTAACACACCTACCCACCCTCCGTAAATGTCTATGTTTACAAATTTGTTAACATGAGGCCGGAGGCTGTTTATTAACCATTCTTTGCTTGTAAGTTGTCCTGACCAGAATGCGTCTAGTGTACGTATTGGATCTGGACTTTGACGGATGGCCTGCATCCAATAATGTAGATGTTCTGTATCTATTTGCATTTTGGTATTTTGCTATCTGCGCTGCTCACACATCTTTCTGTTACACAAATTTTAGGTTTAGAAAACAACGAGAAGTTTTCAATGGTACCCAATCCTTCTTCTTGACAGCTATAGGCTCTCTTAACCTCATTGCCTTTTATTATAATACTTTGATACCCGCTATTACAAGTCCAATTAGTAAATTTATTGAATCCTAGAGCGTTAAATCTCTCAGCTTGATCTAAGTAATAAGTTTGTTCGCCGTCGGTTAATCTTATTTGATATCCTTCTTGTTGCTCAAAATCGTTTCTCATTATATCAATCATTTCCGATGTATAGTTATCGACGATTGCTGTAGCAGTCTCATTACTTTGCGGTTTTAAAGTTACGTTAATTCCACGAGATCTAAATCGTTCGCATCGTTCTAATGTTTCATAAAATACATCAGGCACCATGACTTGATTAATCGTTATAAACACCGAATCATCCATTAATTGTAGACACTTATCGCCGAATTCGATTTCTTTCGCATGTTCAACATGGAAGCTAGCGGTTATACTTCTACGTTGTAACAAGCAGGTTGCATTGTGCCAATTCTTCCACCACAGCACACTTGGACTTAAATTAGTAGTCATGTGTACCGTTTGGTACGGAGTTTGCACTCCGTCGTCTAGATGTTTAATTAAATCGAGTAGGTATTTGTACGCTGTGGGTTCACCACCACTAAACGACCAATGGAACTGAGTAAACCCATTTGCTCGTGCTTGACACTTAATTTCATCTACAGTAGATTTATATACTTCGAGCGATTGGTGATCAGGAATATCAGTCCTGGCATATGGCCAGCAATAGCTACATCGATAATTACAGAATCTTCCCAATATCCAACTGGTGTTAAATAAAGGACGATCTAACATTGTTTGTTGCCCAAATTGGATAATTTTTTCCCAAGGTATATTCATATTCATATTTAACTAGGTATATAATCCTACAAAAATAAACCAGACTAAATAAATGATCATGAAACAATTTTTACTTGAAAAAATTAATATGTTTACTACGGATGTACTAAACAAATTTACTCTATCGGTCACTAACAATCTCCCTATAGATACACAATCTCATAAGATGTGGGGAAGAGAGGAAACTGGATTTTGGTACCTAGATAAACAATCTGCTTATTTTTTTGAAAATGATGGTACTTTTCATATTATAGACACTGAACGGAACGAGACTTTTTACAATTCATTAGTAACTCTTTATGAAGAAAATGAAAAATTAAATATTATTCGAATGTCTAAACCATTGGAGTTTGACACCCTGTCTCTAGAAAATGACGCTCATGCTTTTGGGTTACCAAACGGACAAGTTTTATATTACAATAAATTTGTTACACCAACTGGCGAATACGGAATGACCTGGGAATTAATTAAACTAACAGG